ACTTGCATTTAGATAATTTATTATTAATGATTTACTATCTAAGATATCACTGACCTGATATACTCCGTTTAGATCCGCGAATTGAGAATTGCGTATTGCAACATAGTCATTTTTAACAAAGCCATGGTCTAAAGTAAAATTAATTAGTAATTGGCTATCACTGTTAAAACTTTGCATTGATTTAATAGATGTGCCTGTAGACGTGATTCTTTGTACGTCCCAGTCGGTGTTGTCTTTTCTAGCAATCCAAACTAAGTCATTGTTTTTTACTGTGGCAACATCTAAATTTAATAAATCGCTGGTGCTATATGCTGTGTGTTGTACATCTTGTAGTCTCGGCCATCCAGCAGTTTTAAATTTTTGTGGTACTTCTCTGTCAAAGCCTTGTGCTGTGTAATTGTATGTTCCAAATGTGTTTGCCGCAGTGTAGTCTAGTGGTTTCTGATACAAGTTGTCTGCTAAAACTTCAGCTGATCTTGAATAAGATGCTGTACCACTATCTAAAAGCTCAATTGATTGAATATTTTTTGTAAAAGTTGTATCTGGCATTTGAATTTGAATTGACTTCATGCCGTCAACATTTCCAAACTCTCCTACTCTAATCATCCATTCTGGAAACGTATCAATATCTAAACTTTCATCTTCAAACTTTGCCTTAAGTAATCTATCTATAGCAGTCTGGGTACCTTTATCTCTGATAAAACCTTGATAAAACTTGTATTGAGAAATATCATTAACAAATAAATTTTCTAGATACGGTCTGCTCTGGTAACCAATTAGGTGTTGAGCTAGACTTTGTTGGTTGTTATCAAAATTATTAGTTTCTAAATTATAAAAATCATTAAACTGTGAAATTTTGTAATCAAAATTTGGAATTAGTTGCGGTACTGGTTTAGAATCTTTTTTCTGCCAGTTTGCAAAAACAAATTTTGCCCCAGAATTATGATTAACTTTTGAAACAAAAAACTTAGAATCATATTCTACAGTATCTCCAACTTCGTAATTGGTGTTTGCTAACCATAAAGAAACTTTTGCCTCATCATAAACAAAACCAGGAGCATAATAGTCTCCATTCCAATTGCCTGTTTTCCATCCTACAAGTTTTAGCCTTTGTTGTCTGAATCCAGTTGAAAGTTCAAAAATTATATCATTAAAGACTGTTTTGTTATCAAAAAGTAAAACGTGTTCTTTTTGCACAGCATTCATTGACGTGTTGAATATTCCAATTTCGCTGTTTTTTGAACTTAAAGTAAAAGTTGTACCAATTCTTTTTGAAGATAAATTGCTTTTTGCAATAGTTCTTCCACCGCTATCTAAAACTGAAAATTCTCCTCTAGCATCTGATAACTTGCTTATAATACTGTTATCCGTGGTTAGATTAAAACCATCTGCTCCTGGTGAAACAGTTATTGCCGCTCCTGCTTGCCATCCTTGATTTGTCCAATATAAAAACTCTTTAGCCGCTGTTTCAAAATTTATAACTTCTTTTATTTCATTACTGAATCTGTCAAATGTAAATCCTTGGCTTTCTAAATACTTTCCGTATCCTACTAAAAAATCAACTACTTCTTGCGCAGTATCAAACACAGTTCCGTAAGTAACTGTTTTGACAGTGTTATCAAAATTTCTGTAAACAATAGCATCTGCTTGTCCCATTGTTATTTTTGTTACACTACTATTCTTGATAGGTTCAAAAATTTTAAAGTACGGTCTAATAGTGTTGTAACCAACAACTTTGAATCCACCTTGCAGTGTTGAACCGTCCGATGATAGTGTATTGTTTAGTTCAATTAATACTCCTGAATAATCATAGGTATCAACAGGATTAGATGTTCTAAAAACAACTGTGAAGTTTTCATCTGGTACAAATTGAGAGCCGCCAGTTGATCCAGGCGACGTTGAGTCTGTTAAAATTTTTATATTTGCTTTATCAGAAAATCCACCCAATTTGTAAGCTAGTTGTACATTAACATTTTTTAATTTGTCATAGAAAAAAGTTGCAGGATCTAAATTATTTTTTATAAGATAGTTTACTATCCATGTTTGATATCCTGCTGTCTTATAAACTGTGATTGCACCTAGTGAATCTGTTTCTGTCTCTAAATGATATTTTGCATCACTTAAATTTTGTCTTACACCTGTGCCTGAATCCACTAAGTTTCCGCTGGTGTTTGTTGTCAATCTTGAATTATCAAAATACAATCCAAAAAATTTAGCAGGATTGGTCAATGCTAATAATTTACAAACGCTGAAAGGAAAATTTGCAGATCTTCTCCAAGCAGTTTCCGAAGGAGATTGATCGCCAAATTCCCATTTTTCCGCTGTATTTCTTGCTAGGTTACCTTTTATTATTCCTATTTCTACAGGACTTTTTAAATTGCCGTTGTCGTCTACAGGAATGTAATCTGCAAGACTAGTTCTAATAAATCTAGTGTTGGTTGAAGCTGTTGTTCTATCATATCCGCTGGCAAGATCTTCCCATAGCACACTGTTACCTGCTGAATACGGCGCTGGTCCGTAATTGGTTTCCCATGTGGTTGGTTTTTCAGAATAACCTAGCATTTCCCATGGATGAGTATGTGGTCTATCTGTGTCATAGAATAATTTAAATATTCCTCTCCAATATCCTGGTAGCGAATTATTGCTTATTGGATCTTTAGCCTTGTTGTAATTCCATGTAAATGCATCAGCATCATTAAATGTTGTGTTGGTCTGCCAATCTATTCCGTTCTTTCCTGCCCAAGAATAAAAGTCTACACTTAAAACTGAATCAACTTCAGCAATACTATAATCAGTGTTTGAAAATAACGAAGGTCTTACATTAGTTTCCGCTAACAACGTTGCATCATAATTTGTTTTACAGTTGTTGTAAATTCTTTTTTCTAATTCAAGCAACAGATCGTCTCTATAATCTCCAAAGGCAATTGTTCTGGAACCGTCGTGTCCAACAATTACAGTTTTGGAAGTTCTGTAAGTGTTATCAGTAACTGATTCAGGTTTAAATTTAGGATACAAACCAAGTTTAGTTGGAGTTGGTGGAATAAAACTTCCAGCAGTATCCGGATAATCTTTAATTAATATTATGTCACCAACAGCAATAGTAGCTGACATTGTTATACTATCATCTGTTGTGCTAAAAGTATAATCTGTTCCTAGCACTTGCTGTACATTATTTAGATACACATATACAGCTCTGTTGCTGACTGTTGTCATGTCTTGCTTAGAATCTATCGCGTATTCAACTTCGCTGGAATCTTGTACAGTGTATGTTCTTGTTGTAACATTTTTTCCATGTCCTACCATGTCCTCATAGAAGAAAGGAAAACTGCTACTTTTGTCTTCAACTATTTTTTCAATTATTTGATCAACAAATTCTCTTGCGTCACCTTCAAAACTTTTTCCTGAAGTTTCATTTATAAAACTTTCTTTAAATTTTTGGTATTCTAAATTTGCATAATCTAAAGCGTATATGGCATTAGCGTCTTTATCTATTAGTGTAAACACCCCTGCTGTTAAAGGCGCACTGTGTTGTAATACTGTACCGCCTTTGGTTCTAACGTCTGGAATGTCTCTTAGGTTTGAACTTCCAGGAGTTGCTCCAGTAAAATTAATATTTTTTGCTTTTATATCTTTTAAATGATTTAATACTTCACCGTAGGTAAACTCAGTTTCCTGTGAATTTAATGGATTGGTTGATAAATTTTCAGGCACTTCATATAAGCCAATTCCATCAATTTTTTTTGTTTTAGAATATGTTGAAATTCTAACTAAATCTCCTATATCCAAATCTTTGGAAAATTTTACATATTTGTTTGTTGTACCGTTTGCAAGTGTATAATCTGTAGTAAGATCCTTCCTTACATTGTTTACATCAACAGAAACTTCTAAATCTGATAAACTTACAGAATTTTTGTAGCTATCAATTGCAAATAATTTTTTTTCGTCTGCGTTAACAATAATAGTTCTTATTACTCTTTGTTTGCTTTGATCTGTTCTTTCTATCCAACTACTTTTTGAATTGTGTGTTGTTAAGCTAGTAGTATAATGCACGTGGCCCGAACCATATGTTTTAGTGAAAAATTCTTCTCCACTTTTGTAAGTAAATGTTCCTGAGCTCAGATCTGAACTAAACACAATGTCACCAACATTGTTTATTGTTTTGTATTTTACTTTCATACCAAGCACTGTGTCAGTAACCGAATTATCTGATGTTTGAAATTCAAAAACTTTAGCTCCTGTAAAAGAACTATTTGGGTAAGTTGTGGTGTTGGAGAAACTTACATGATTATCATCAAACATATCAAACAATGGTGCTTGATTAACTTTTGTTTTAGTCTGTCCCACTGTCCATGTTTTAGTTGTTGAGTCATAAAAATATGTATTTCCTTGATTGTTTAAACCAAGTTCTGTAAAAACACACTCTCCATCTGTTGGCGCAGTGTCTGCTTCTTCTGTCAAAGCAATTACACTGTTGGTTCCAACAGTAACAAATTCAACTTTAAAAATTTTATTGTTGACTAGTGAATCTGTGTCAGCAGTAAACAGTACTCGCATGCCTTCCGCTAGAGCTATTCCGTCAACAATGTAACCTGTCTGATTGACGATGCTACTAAAAGCATCTGTTGTAACTGTGTCAACAAGTGCCACTGACTTTTTAGCCACAAGTCCATGATTGTATAATGCCAGTCCAGCGTCAAATTCAATGATTGGTCTTTTGGCTCTATCTTCTTCAAGAAGATTTGCAGTAAATCCATTTGCAGTGGCAGTTGCTTCCAAAACTGATTTATGGAACCATCTATTGTAACGAGACCATGCATTCTGATCTAAGGAAGATCTTTTTGCTAGGATGTAATCTTTTGTGACAGGTCTAAAAAAAGAAATTTGATAAGGTCTGTCGTCATACTGTACAGTATCATAACCTTCTGTCACCTCATCAGCATATGTTTCTGGAGTTATCAGATCTCTAGTATCTGTAAGAGTAATTGACTCTCCTACTCCCTCAATGTAAAATTCTCTTCCTGAATAATTTGCAAGGTCTGTAACATTTGAACCAAATTTAATTTTCATACCATTAGAAAATACAACACCTGTAGAAGTTGTGTAATTTTTTGCACCAATAATATCTTGCTCAACATTAATAGTTGTTGCAGATGTTATAGTGTTAACATTTATTACACCGTGCATTGCAGTATGATTACCGCATTGATAATATAAAACGTTAGGCGCATCTGTTGGCACAATAAATTCAACTGTTCCACTGTCGGTGCCTGCATTAGTAACTCCGGATGTGTATAATACAGATGTTGATCCATCAACATCTACTCCTGTTTTATATGGTTCCGTCATTATGTAGAACGGATGTCCTCCAGCGTTTACTTTAAATTTGTAGGTATTGCCTCTGTATAATTTAATAGTTGGATTGTTTACCCCAACACGTGTGCCAAAGTTGTAAGCGCCAGCCGCTAGGTTTACTACATCTATCTCAGTCACAGATCCTGTGCCTACTGAACTTACTGTTATTGGGTTTGGTCCTTCTGGTAACCAATAATATTCTCTATAGTTTATAAGTTTGTCAAAATCTATTGCAGGATTCCAAGCATAAACTTTTTCTCTGTTCAGTCTATCATGATTGTCTGTCAGTCCACCAAAAAATTTAATCTGATTTATATAGTCATCGTATGTGCCTGTAAATTTTATTCTGTCTTCTGGATTGACACTGTTTGTGTCTTGATCAGTGTATGTGACAGTAGGTTCCAGTTGATAATTTTTTCTATCTGCACTGGTTGCAGGCAAATAGTTGTCTTTATCTGTGTTTCTTGTGTAAGCATACTCGCGACCAACAAAGCCGTCAAGTCTTTCCAAGTTGCCTGGTTGTATTAATTGATCTAAAGTGCTGTTTAAAAATCTTTCGTTAGCATCAGTTCTATAAAAGGCCGGTAAATGTGCAACTGTTCTTCGTACCATTGCGCCACTTTTATCTTTGTATGTAACTTCGTTAAGTTGTGAATTAATTGGTTGATCTGCCATTGCTAGTATCCCGATCCGCTACTGCCTGAACTAGATGATGAACTGCCTGAGCTATATCCAGATCCAGATGTTGTAGAGGTCACCGATGATACTGCTGATGTTGATCTTGACGTTGTTGTTGTATCTGTGGTTGATGTTACGACTGAGCCGCTGGATACCAACTGGTTGGCGCCTAAGGCATCAATTATCGCTATATCATCAACGGTGGCCCCACTGATAAAAATTTCATCGTCTGCTCCACTAATTTGGAACAGTGAACCAAAACCTTGACTGCTTTGGTTTGGCACTATCACAACAGTAAGCAAGTCAGGTGCTAGTTGTTGGTGAATGTATGCCGCTAATTCTGTAAAATAAAATGTGTCACCAAAATCAAAATTTGTAAGTGCAAAAAATTCATTCATTGCTTGAATTGTTCTTGTTTTAACAATTGCATTAGTAATGTTGGTTGACGGATTTTTAACAACCTTAAATGTGGCTTGGAATGCTTCATCTGCTTTTGTACCAAAAAGTATTTTGTATTTCACAGGATGATATACAATTTGATCTGATAATCCTTTTACAGGATTTAATGAACCAGAATACGCTATTCTTAATTGGTCGGAAGTAGATGCAGTTGGTTTAACACCACCTTCTCTCAGCCAAGTTCTAAATCTTGAATCGTATGTGCTTTCTAAAAGGTAAAGATCTATAATGTTGCTTACACTAGGATCAATTCTTGTGTCTTGGCCGGCGTTGTGCCTGTATTGGAAATTTAAAGCACTTCTTCCTTTTCTTACAATGTAATCTGTAGTTGTTGTCAAAGTGATTGCTGTTGAATCATATTTTTTAATAATGTTTTCTGCATCGTCATAAAAATAGAAGAGTTGTCCGTCGGTGTACGATCCAGGCAAAGTAATGTCTGTTTCGTTTTGGCTTACAACAAAATTAGTTGATGCGTATGGTCTAAATCTTTCAATTTGATTATAGCTTAAATATTTTTCAAAGAAAACAAATTTTGTAGATACATTAGTAGTAGGTTCAACTATAATATCAAAAATATCAGGATTATCAACTACGCCATCATCGTCAGAATCAAAAAATCCAACTTGCACTTTTCTGTTGTCTTGGTATCCGTCATCTTCTTCAACAGTGTCAACAATTTGCCAATCAATCGGATAACCTATACCCAATGCTGTTGATAACACAGTGTTGTTTTTTAAAACAGTCACTTTGTCTTTTACAGACACACCTGTTGTGTAGTCATATATTTTTTCTGTTTTATCAAAGTGAAATTTGTTTTGTCCTTCAGATTCAAAATAATAAGATAGGGCTCTATAAGTTACAGTATAAGTGTTACCGTCATTAGTAAACTTAAACAACCAACTTTGATCTGAATTGGTTGAAGTAGCATTGCCTGCATTGGTCAAACTAAACACACTAGATGTACTTAGATTGGCACTTGTAATTACAACATACTCTCCTGATTCTTCATTGAATCTAAGACCAAATTCTTCATACGCATTTATTCTGTCTATCAAATCATTTTTCAAATTTGCACTAAAAGTGTTTGTGAATACTGGAAATATTGAGCTTATAACACTGTTTGCAGGAATAACATTGTTTAGAGTAACCGGACCAACTCCTGATTCTAAATTACCCTCTCCGTTGTTTGAACCATCACCTACAACAGCAGATACTTTTACCCATGCTCTGTCTTGTGCATTGTCAGTGCCTGCAGTAACAAGTTTTCCATTTAAAAATTCTCTAGTGTCTGGAGATGTTAACTTTATTAAAGCACCAACTTTTGCATATTTTAAATTTGAAGTTGCAAAATCGCCAATAGCTAATGGACCGCCTGCATTGAAATACCCAGTGTTAGTATTTGTGCCGGTTGTTGTTGATACCCATGCGGCTCCTAAGGCACTTAAATCTTTAGTGCCATACTTAAAATAAAAGAAGTGTCTAGTGCTTGCTTCTTTCAGTTTATTTTCTACACTATTATTAATGGTTGATAATATTTCGTTTTGATTTGTAAAACTAAAACTAAAAGTTGGTGTTGTTTCTTCTCTGTAAAGTATACCGTCATCTGCGAAAACATTTACATTTGAATACGCTCCTGTTGGATCAATTATTTCTTTTGCTCTTGATATACCAGAGGCTGTACGGTTCACTGCTTTTACTTTTATTATTTCTTGTGATGCTGACAATGGCACAACATTGTAATCTTCTGCTGTGATCATTCTGTCTTGTGAATAATATACTTGTGGTGCTTTTTGCTTTATTGAATCGTTTGATTCTGTTCCTGCCGCATTGTAAATTGACTGCTGTAAATTTGCTGTAATTGTTAGCTGTTGTGGTGCACCATTTTTATCATTGTAATCAACTGTCCAATTTATACCCGATAAGTCTGCTGGCTGTATGGAATATTTGGCATTGTCTGACACCCTGTAATATGTTCTAAAAGTACCAGAGGGTATAGTTGAAAAATTGCCATCTCCAAATACTAAATCAACTGTATCATTGTTTTTTGTAATTACGTTGTAAACATCTCTTTCGTCTTTGGCCAAAGAATTGTAAATTGCATTGTTTCCAGATGTTGTAGGAACATCTTTCCATTGTTTTTCAATTTGGTTAAAATCATCAAGCTCGTATAACCATACGTCTGTATTGTTGATGTTGTTAGTATTAATAGTTTGTATATAATTTGTTGTAGGATTATCAACTGTAAATTCTGTATTTTGCAAGACACCCTGTTTAAAAAGTGTAAAAAATCCTGTGTTGTTAGATGTATCTCCTGCGCCGTCTGTTCTGTATATGTAACTAAAAGGACCACCCGGTGTTGGAGTTCTTTCATATATTGACTCTGAGTCTTGTATTGTAGCAGGCACTATTTCAAATGCTCTATCAATGCCACTTACAGTTTTTCTAAATCCAAACATAGGCAAGTCTGTGTTGTTAGAATTTGCAGAATAAATTTCTGTTTTAATTCCACCAATGGTATCAGCTTCTTGTGGCTTGCCAAATTTTTGTCCTGCTGAATTAGCCGCATTTAAAATATTAATAAATTGTTCTCTATAATTTGCATTGGTACCGTCATTCCATACCACTGTCACATTGGATAAGTCTGTTCCTGAAGAATCTTTTACGTTCTCAGTAGTTGTTACAGAACTAAATTTTAACAGTCCTGTTGCCGCCAAGTTTCTTTTGGCATTATAGTTGATTAATCTTGCTAATCTTAAGATTGAATTTCGTCTTTCAGCAGTTTCTAAAAAATTTTCCCTAGCATTTAAATCAACTCTGAAAGAAAGTGATTGAGAAATGTATGCAATTAAATCTAAAAGTGCAACATACTCTGAGGATTCAATGTAATCATTAAAATCGTCTGGATAATTTTCTCTAAGGTACGCTACCATTGTTCTACGAATGGTTTCAAAATCGTAAGATTTGAAATTTGCCTGTTGAAAAGAGGTGTAAATCTTACGCCAATCTTCGGCAACTAAAAGTCGGTTCTGTCTATCTGTTGTGGCCATACTGTTTGTATGAATATTTATTGATTATATAAAGTGCGTATATTAAGATAGGCGCAGAGTGCTATTTTCATCGAATGAAAAAGTCAGCTTCTCTACCACATTGTATGGTACAAATCTTATGGTTGCTTGTACTGATATCCCTTGTTCAAACTCTGAAACAATGATTTCTTCTGCTTGTAGACGTGGATCTGCATTTAAATTTGCAGTAACATCGTCTGCAATGGCTTGTTTTACACCTTCTGTTAATGGTTCAAACAAAACATCATAGATGATTGTGCCAAAATCAGGATTTTCAACTCGTTCACCTTTCCTTACGCTTAACCTGTTTATTAAATCTTGCTTGATTAAAGCAAAATCATACAGTTTGTAATTGTGTTGGTCTGCTCTTGAGCTAAACCCTTTAAAAGTTGATTGTCCAACAACGTATCTGTTATCTGCGTCTGCCATAATTAAAATCCAAAGAATTTTCCTACACTTCTAGCCACCCTTGCAATTTTTACTCCGGTACTAATTGTATTACTTACCGCTGTTGCTGTCTGCACAACAGACGTAACTTTGCCACCAACTATATTTTTATATGTTTCAGTGACTTTAGTCACATTGTTTGCTATATTGTTTATTTTTTGCAAACCAGCAACATTTGTTGCGACTGCTTGTTGTAGACCTTGGCCAGACAACAATGTGCCAACATTGTTTGCTCTAGTAATTGTTTGGTTCAGCTTGCCTGTGACTTTGTCTAAACCCGACGTCTGTATAATTTGATTTGTTCCTGATGTATAAAGTACTCCAGACTCATTTATTAAAACATTTGTGACGGCGTCTTGAATGTTGGTGCCAATATTTGACACTATGTTATTGTATGTTTCATATGCGCCTGAACTTAAAGCACTATATCCGGTTACTCCGTCAGTGAAAAAACTACTAGACACACCATATTTGCCAGCATACCCTGCATTGAAAAGACTGGTCACACTGCTTATTGCATCTGAAGTTTTTGTTGCTAATTCTTTTTCTAAATCTGCTTGATACTGTGCCCACTTGACACTCATTAAATCTGCATTTCTATTTTGACTTTCAATCCAGCCGGCTGTGCCTATGTTGACATCTGTGCCACCTACTGAGCCAAATGTTGGTACAACATCTTGGTGTCCCCAAAAAGGTTCATGAGTAGGTATTCTCATTCCGCTCATACCTGGCAACGATCTGTCAACTTCATAAAGTTGACCTTTTGGTTTTAGTGTTACGTCCGGATAATTTGTTGATGCGGTACCTGTACCTGAAGGCTGTAAAAAATTTGTTCTAAACATAGACGGCACATAATTTCCTACTCCGGCGCTGTTAAAATGCACTTGTCCTCCTACTAAATGAACTTGACCTTTACCTTGTTGAATATTTTGCGTGCCAGCATCTGCGACTATTTTCCCAAACGCTTTTTTATAAATGTTTTGTGCTTGAAATCTCATATCAAGGGTTGATATTGCTTTGACTGTTGCACCATCAATACTTACACCGCCTAAAGGAACTTGCTTGCCATTTTTTGTCTCAAAATTCTCGTTGGCTTTAATTTTTATATTTTTGTTTGCGTACATATTAATATTGCCTTCTGCGTGGAAATTAATATCTGCGCCGGATCTTAAATTGTATCCTGTTTGAGCATACACATCAACCATACCATTGTTTGAAAATTCCATCCACACAGTGCCTTCTGAATTGGCCAGATAAACAACACCTGCACTGTCATTCATGACCAGTTGATGACCTGAACTGGTTCTCAATCTCACTAGTTGATTGTCACCTTTGCTGTCACCGTCATCCATTACAAAAGTGTGTCCACCTTTTCTTACTGTTCTTCTACTTTGATTGCTGTCTGTAGGTCCAATGTTATCAAATTTAGTAGACCTGTTGTCTATAGGCCCTGGTGTACTAATTCCAAAGACATTACTTGGAGATTCTCTTCGAGCTGATGAACTGGTATTTCCTCTTACATTGTCTTGACTAAGTCCTTGACCTTTTAAAACGTCTGCAAATGGATGTATAGGTTTTTTTAATTTGTCAAAACCTGCTACTTTTGCTTCATCAAAAATTCCTCTATTTGTCTCGCCAACAGGGACATATTTTTGTCCGTAATCTGTTTGTATTGGTGTTGAAGCACCAAGTTCGTTAGCGCCTACTCTTTCATAGACATTTTCAGAACTGGCCAATCCAGGAACCATGTTGTTGGCAAACGGTTCTTGTATGCACCCAATCCAATATCCCTGTGTGATTTTTCCTTCTGCAAATATAACCAAAACTTTGGTGTCAATGTCGGGTGGAGTCATCCACATTCCATATGCATGTTGAGAGTTGGCGAAGTTTGTAACATCTGACGGATTTACTGTACTGGCACTTTTTGCTCCATAGAATGGAGAAAGATACTCACATGATATCAATTGTTCTGTTGTCACGTTGTCTGCACCATGTATGGCAGGAATAACAACACCAATTCTGCCCATTCTGGTTGTGTCTTCGTTAACTTTTACAATTGCCACATAAGGACCCGAATCCATAGTCGTGTATGACGTGTCATTGGTTACTTTTGTTGTTGAACTATATCCTTGACTGAGTGCCATTATGCTGATATACCTCCTGTGTTAATTGGGCCACCATCACCTGCCAAATTAGCATTGTTTAGGTTAGCGTTTCTCACATAACCAGGTGTGACTCTTCTTTGATTGTTGCATCTAGCCATGGTTAAATTTTGTGTAAATTGTCCGTTTTCAAATCTGTTTTCAACTCTTATTATTCTATATAATCCTGTGAACTGTGGTGTGGCTTCAGTATTGAATTTGTACAATCCTGTGTTTTCGTCAAAGTCACTGGGAAATTTGAAATTAAGTTGTACAACAACTTCGCCGTTATCAAAATTAAATGCTCCAGTTTGTGCATCAAAAATGTTTGGTCCTATTTTTGCCCTAACTGTCTCACTGCCAATTTTCATAGGTATGGCATAGTCCTGGCCTAAGAATGCTGGATCTCCCATTATTTTCATTTCAACGTTGACCATGTCTCCTTTTGGATTAACCAAATAATCATATTGCACATCTGCCACTGCTTGAATTGATCCTGTTGTTTCGTCACTTGGTTGTATGTTAGGATTTTCACTATTCAAAGTTGAAATATACTGACTCAACGGCAACAGCGGATCTGCTTCAAATGTTCCTGTACCTGATATTGAACGAACCTTTTCCGTAAAAAATCTTTTAACCTTGTTTATAAATGTTGGATCTGTTTTTCTTAAAATTGCTTGGAAATATCCTGCATTATATTCAACATTTAAATCTAAAATGTCTAAATTTTTTCCTGTATATGTGTAGTCAAACACTCTTCGTACAGCATTGGTATAATCAAAATTGAAACCGTAGCCTGCTTTAACAAAATTAAGTATGTGTATCTTAAATTCTTTGATGTGATATTTTATTGTTCTTCTGTGTGTTTTTAGAACACGATCAAATTCGGGTTCTTCTTTTACAGTGGTTATTATTTTAAACCAATCAATGTATTGATCTATCTCACTTATTTTGGCTCCATCACCAAACTTGTTTGCATTGTTTAATAAGATTTTTTCAATGTTATTGTATTTGCTATATTGTCTTACTAGATCCTCTAGCACTTTAACAATAGAATGATTTTTTGAATAGGTGACTTTTGAAAAACGATTGACACTAAGTCCTAAAAATCCTGTGACCGGATATTGATTGTCGCTGTCTCCGTCTATTCTGCCTATGCTTGGGTCTGCAGTAATTTCATAACTGTCAGCAAATTCACGCAAGCCTTTTTTTTGTTCGTTATCCTCAATGTCTTTGTTTAGTTGATCTGCTAATTTTTTTAAAATAGTTATTAATTTTTTTCCTTCTCCAACTACACTACTGCCTGATCTGGTATAAAGAAATGCATTGACCATGCCAAATTCTGTCCATGGATACGCTTCTACTGAATAAGTGGTGCCACCTGCACTCATACGCAGACTGGATTTACTAAGTCTTACAGGATAAACTCTTTTAGGCACTGCATCTTGTATTTCATTACCGGCTGTATCAAAGCCTTTAAATTCTATTGATATCAAAAAAGGTGCTGTTGTATGATTACGGTAACCGTTGTTAAATGCGGCCGCTTTGCACTTTTCCCAAAATGTTATTCCGTTGGGTTCTTCAAGCGACATTTCAATCTTTGTGTAGTTCATTAGTTTTCTAAATTCGTTTGGTCTCGGAAAACTGTCTATGGTAACAGAATTAAAATATATGTCTCTTGCTTGTTTTAAAATTTGTTGACTGGCTACGATTGCTTCTTCTTTTCTCACCGGTTTAATAGTGTTGCCTAGAATATCTGCTCCACGTGTAGCTTCAACTATTCTTGTAGTAACATTGGCATCAATAATGCCTCCAGTTCTGGCAATGATGTCATGTGGTGCCCTTGTTGGAATGTTTTCTGGATCTTCCATGTCATTTCTTCCCAAAGCACTAAGAGTCAAAACATAATTGTAAGAGGCAAATTGATGTAATTTATTCTCGCCAACTAACGTGCCAGAATTATTGTTGACCTTGTCGGATGTCAATATTGTTTTGCCTGTGTAAGGATCTGTGAACATTTTAGATTCCCAAATCTTTTTTCAAATTGCTTAACTTAGGCAATTGAATTATTACTCCCGGAGCAAAATCGTATACTGGATCTTCAATTTGATTTGGATTTCTTTGAGCAAACACCCACCAAAGTCTTGGAGAACCGTACAAGTCAAAGGCCAATAGGTCCGGTCTGTATGCGTAAATTCTATCTATAGTGTATGACACATCGTCAGCATCTGCTGTAAGAGTTCTCGGTACTAAAAAATCTAAACTAATATTGTTTTGTCCTGTACCAAAGTATGGAGATGTGTTTGAATAATTAGCCATTAAATAAATCCTGATCCTTCTCTGGGACCGTCTTGGCCAAAATTGTGTAGCTCTCCAGAAACAAATTTTTTCATTGAAAAGTTTTTCACTGTGTCTCTACTGTAAACTGGTTGTATCTGTACAGTGATTGTGCTCAACGATGGTGCCCATGTTGCTGGTATTTCACTTGTTGAATTCAAAGTAACAATGGACTCGCCGGCTGGACCTGTTCCTAAACGTGATGCGTTTGTTCCTATTTGTGTTCCTTGTGCTGTGGAGATGTAGTCTACATCAGATCTTAATTCGCATGTAAAGTTTGTAACTATTACAGGCACGTTTTTGAAAACATGATCTCCATAACCATTTAATTTTAAAATTGGTGGTGGATTTCCTCTAGTGGCTTCTTCACCACCAAAAAACATTTTAGTCACTGCTCTTAAAAAATGAACCGATGCTACCCAGTACGCGGCGTCACTTTGATTCTGTACAGGAAATTCTCCTACAATGGTCATGTTAGCAGGCTCGGAATTTTGATATGCATAGTAAGGATAATTTGCGTGAGTAGTTGCCAATTGAGAATAATTTGCTGTGTGTTGCATTATCACCGAAGGTGTTAAAGGAAATACTATGCCTCCGTGATCAGCTATTTCATTCATAATTTGATATTCGCTACCTAGTGGATTTTTTCCATCTGGAAAAAATGTTTGCTGTAAAAGACTGCTGTTAGTAGGAATGGTAAGTTTGACTCTCCAATCAGTGCTTTTGCTTCTTGTAGTAAATCTTGCTTTGTTTGGATTTCCACCAAAGATTCCTTTTTCAGCACCTTTGTTTAGGCCTGCACCAAACAGTCTACCCAGTGTTCTGTTAAACACATTACGAGCTACTTTGCCCACTGCTTGACCAGGGGTTTTTTGATCTGGATTAGTTAAAGGTTGTGTACTCATAAAAAATATCGTATAATAAACAATATTTATAGGCACAATTATAGGCGCATTTAATTAGCACTACGGCACAGTTTTACAGCACAATTCAACAGACCTGTTTGTGGTCATTTTACACTAAAAACACAGAAAATTATGAAAAGAGTAAACTACTTAAACAACAGAGATCTGCTGAAACAAATTCACAAAAGCAAAAACACTTTTTGCTCCTATATAAATCCAGAAGACAGTGATTATGACATTATTGTCAGAGAAGTAAAAAAAATTAATGCCAGTGCAATTTCACAGGCAAGAAAAAACAAAGCAAAAAGACAATCGCAAGACGCATGGGAAATTGCTAAAGCGGCCGCAGGCAGAAAAAACAAATTAAAAATGTCTGACTTTGAAGTAAGTCCAAGGAAAATAGACAAAACAGATCTTGTATTTAGAGTGATGTCGTTTGATCACATACCTGAAGATTTGCTAAGGAAAAAAAATCCTAAGACTGTTGCTGACACACATACCAAGGTAAACTTTCCTCCTTTTCAACATTACAGATTAGACAAAAAAGGAAAACTTTTGTGTGTAGGAAAAAGTCATTGGATTAGTGGAATGGAAAACGGACAGTTTAGTTTGACGCATGGAAAAATTACAACTGAGTTAGCAAAGATGTATATGAAATTGTGTGAACGTTATGGCACAAGATCCAACTGGAGAGGCTATACCTATAATGACGAAATGCAATCGCAAGCGTTAATGCAGTTAAGTCAAATAGGGTTGCAGTTTGATGAATCTAAATCAGAAAATCCTTTTGCTTATTACACAGCGGCAATAACCAACTCTTTTACAAGGATATTAAACATTGAAAAGAAAAACCAAAATATTAGAGACGACATAATGGAACAAAATAATATGATGCCATCAATGACTAGACAGATGAGCGAATTGATTGCAAAACAAAACAAAAAAATTAAAGAAACAGAGTCTACAGTAAAAGTTGCAACAAAGACATCAATGTCCTTGTTCAATAAACACTATAAAAAAACTGGAAAAATGGACTACTCTATTTTAAAGTACAAAGACACACCAACAGAAAAACTCAAAGCAATACAGGAAAAAATATTAGAAGAGGCAAAGAAAAATGGCACTGTTTAAAAAGGTTGCTTGTTTTACTGACATTCACTTTGGAATGAAAGGCAATTCAAGAGTACACAACGACGACTGCGAGGCTTTTGTTCATTGGTTTATAAAAGAGGCCAAAGCTCAGGGCTGTGAAACTTGTATATTCTTAGGCGACTGGCACCATCACAGATCATCAACAAACGTATCTACAATGAACTACACAGTTTCTAACATGGAAAGACTGTCGGCCGCTTTTGAAAAAGTTTACGTAATCATGGGCAATCATGATTTGTTTTACAGAGATAAAAGAGAAATAAACTCTATGGAGTTTATAAGAAATATTCCAAACATTAAAATAGTAAATGAGTGGATTGAAGAAGAAGATGTTGCAATTATTCCGTGGATCGTGCAAGATGAATGGAAACGTATTCCTCAATTAAAACAAAAGTATATTTTTGGACACTTTGAATTGCCTTACTTTAAAATGAACGCCATGGTAGATATGCCAGATGTAGGTGGAATAAAAGCAGAACATTTTGTAAACCAACAATATGTGTTTACAGGACACTTTCACAAAAGACAAGTAAGAAACAATATTGTGTATATGGGCAACGCTTTTCCACACAACTATGCAGATGCTGGCGATGATGAACGAGGCATGATGATATTGGAACACGGTGGTACACCAAAATATATCAATTATCCAAATATGCCAAGGTATAGAAATTACAAGATAAGTGACCTGTTGGCAGACCCAGAAGGTCTTTTAAAAGAAAAAATGTATGTGAGAGTAACATTAGATATTAAGATTTCATACGAAGAAGCAAACTTTATAAGAGAAACATTTATAGACAAATACAAATTAAGAGAACTACAACTTATTCCTGAACAAGTTGATCAAGCACAGCAAACAACAGCAACTATTGAAAAGTTTGATTCTGTAGATCAAATTGTTGTAAAACAATTAGAAAGCGTAGATTCTCAAACATACGACAAAAAAATATTAATGGCAATTTATAGTAATTTAGATGTTAACAGTTAAAACACTTACAGTTAAAAACTTCTTGTCTGTGGGTAATCAAGCACAGGCAATAAACTTTGAAGGCAAAAATCTAGTTTTAGTTTTAGGAGAGAACATAGATTTGGGTGGTGATGATGCAGGTGCAAGAAATGGTACAGGTAAAACTACAATAATAAACGCAATCAGTTATGCATTCTTTGGAGATGCACTAACACAAATTAGAAAAGACAATCTTGTAAACAAAACAAACAACAAAGACATGGTTGTTGGTATTACATTTGAAAAAAATAACACAACTTACACAATTGAAAGAGGTAGAAAGCCTGCCAAATTAAAATTTTACATCAATGACATTGAACAAGAAAGCAATGAAGCACAAGGTGAAAACAGAGAAACACAGGCTGAAATAAACAAGTTGATCGGCATGAGCCATGCAATGTTTAAAAACATCATTGCACTGAACACATACACTCAGCCATTCTTGGCCACAAAACAAGCAGAGCAAAGAGAAATTATTGAACAACTGTTAGGTATAACCATATTGAGTGAGAAAGCAGATCTCCTAAAAGATCAAATGCGTGGCACTAAAGAAGAACTAATAAATGAAAAGTACAGATTAGACAGTATTAAACAAAGCAATGACAAAATTAGTGAATCTATTAAAACAATAAAACTAAGAAGCAGTGCATGGCAAAGACAAAAAAATGAGGACATTGTTAAATTTAAAGGCGCCATTGATGAATTAGACAAGGTAGATATCACTGCAGAACTTGAAACACACAAAAAATTACAAAAACACAACGACGATTCAAAAGCACTGGCAAGCCTGCAAAAAGAAAAAGCATATCACGAAGACAGTTTTACTATAGCTGATTCAAATGTGGAAAAAACTAGAAAAGACATAGAGTATGCCAAAGATGCCAAATGTCCAACTTGCGAACAGGAACTGCATGATGACAAACACGAACACTTGGTGGCTAAACTGAAAACTATCCTGACCGAAAGTGAAGATTACAGCAATAAACTAAAAAGTGATCTTGTAAAAATACAACAGAACATTGACACTATAGGCGATTTAGGTAATATACCAGACACGTACTACGACACACTAGACGAAGCATACAATCACAAAGGCACAGTAAAAGATCTAAAACGTCAACTAGAACAAACAGAATCAAAAGAAGACCCATATGCAGAACAAATAGACGAACTAACAAAAAGTGCTATACAAAAAATTGATTACACTAAAGTAAATGAATCGGAAGACTTGTATAGACACCAAGAGTTTTTATACAAATTATTAACTGCCAAAGACAGTTTCTTGAGAACAAAAATTATAGAACAAAACTTAACTTACTTGAATCAACGTCTAGCCAACTATTTGCAAAAAGTAAAATTACCGCACACTGTAGTATTTAGACCAGACTTGACTGTGTCCATAGAAGAACTTGGCAGAGAACTAGATTTTGATAACCTAAGTAGGGGTGAAAGAAACAGATTAATTCTTTCTTTAAGTTGGGCATTTAGAGATGTTTGGGAAGGTTTATACCAACAGATCAACTTGCTGTTTATTGACGAATTAATTGACGCTGGAATGGACACATCTGGTGTTGAAAGTTCCATGGCAGTACTGAAAGACATGGCTAGAACACAGAACAAAAATATTTTCTTAATTTCCCACAAAGACGAATTGGTAAGCAGAGTAAATTCAGTGCTAAAAGTTATAAAAGAAAACGGCTTTACTCATTATGCCAATGATGTTGAAATTGTTATTTAGAAATTAACTGTTCAGACACACTGACACATTCGTTGTCTTTTTTTGCCACGTAAATAAAATTTGTTTCTTGTAAATTGTTATCTTTGCAAATATTTTTATATTTTTCGCCATATGTACTCCATCCGTAGTCTCTTTGAATGTTGTCCATCATAAAACTTCCACATGACACTAATGCATCGTTGTATTTGTGCTGTGTATTGAACATTGTTATTGAGTCCATTGATTTTTGTTTACTATATCTAAGGCCTATTCTGTTCCATGATCCAATGTATTTTGATAAGCTCATTCCAAAACTTTTTATATTGGGATGACCAAAATCTAAATTTATACCTTTGGCTACGGTCATCCATGCACAATCAATGTGTACATCAATATTTTTTACTTTGCATTCTTCTAATATTGCCTCCCACTCGGGCCTGTGTCCATAATAATAATTTGGTATAGAAACAATTAATGGCACACCCGGTTTTAAATTGCCAATCTCTGTATGCTGTTTGCCCATCACAGCATAGTAAGCATAATCTCTTGGCAATACTTGAATGTTCCATTTGTTTTTTAGTGCTAGGGTCTCAATGAACTGTGTACAGCCAATTATAATGTCCTTTTGCGCAAACTGATCTACACTGTGTAATTGATTTAATCGAGTTGACATAAACCACTTGTCTGCTTGTTCTATAAACTCATTCCTAGAAACAATTTTCTGTGGATCGGAAAAAAATCTTTTTTTAAGATTTTTAATTTTTTCGTCCTCGATAGGTATCAACTTTTTACTAAATTCTTGCATATCTTATATAAATGCTTTTTCTTATTGCATTGCCGACTAGTTTATGTTCTGTACCGTGCCAACTGTGTGCATTGTTTAAAAGAGCGTATCCTGTATTTTCTTTGTATTTAAAAACAGTGAAAGGAGTTTTGGCATTTTGTGATGAGTACAATACAGTGCCGGGCATACTTTGTTCACTACCTAAATAAATTTGTAGAGCTAATGATATTCTACTATCGTCCCTGTGAGGCAAAAGATTATATCCGTCAGAATCAAACCATATGTCTGCTGTTTCTGCTTGTAATTTAATTTTATATTTGTCTTCCAACACTTTTTTAATTTTTGTTGACCTAAAAATTAAATTTAATTCCTTAGAAATATTTTCTTTATAATCAACTCTTACTCGATTTAGATTTTTTTGTTTTTCAAGTTTTGTTACTACACAGTTGGTTGGATTTATTTTTTGTAATCGTTGAATCAGACTTTCAGGTAGAATATTTTGAAAAGTTTGGTAATAAATGCCATGTTTTTCAATTACCAGACTTTTTTCTATTGACTGAACCAGAAAATTAATGTTATCATTGAACATACGTTAATTAATTATCGTACGATAACAAAGGAATAAAATATGTCACAAACACACGAATCGATAATGACAGCAATTCAAACTTACTCAGAAGAAAATTCTAAGTTTGTGGAAAAAGGTGTAAAGGCATCTGCAACTAGAGCCAGAAAAGCCCTTGCTGAATTATCTAAATTAATAAAAGCAAGAAGAAAAGAAATTCAAGAAACTAAAAACGCACAAAAAGCCGCGTAATAATCTTAGAATTGCAATTCATAATAAGCCTGTAATTAAACTTGCAGGCTTATTTTTTTTAGATGTAATTTTCTAAAATACCTTCTCTAAAGAGATCTTGGGTGATACAATGAAGGCCGTTGTCCCAAAAATGTTTGTCTCTGAATTGACACACTATTGGGTTAATTTTGTGTTTTTCTAAAAAATAAAATAACTCTTTATTTTCTTTTGTCATTACACAGTTTTGTTCATCAATTGATAATATGTTGACATTGTAATTGCTCTCATTATAATTTCCTGCCCACTTGTACCCAGTTTTTTTCATCCAATCTATAGCTTCGTAATTGTATGGCTTACTGTGTTCTACTGTAAGATAATGTATATCCCAATTTGGGTAGATTTCTTCAAGCTCGGGCAAGTCACGAGTGGCAACTATAACTCCTGGTTTAAGAATACTGTAAACTCCGTCCATGTGCCAGCCGTATCTTGTTATTTTTATTTTGTATTTGTTTTCGTTAAACCATTGTAACATTTTTTCTTCAGTGCTTTTAGAAACGTTTGAACTAATGTCCCAGTGAATTTGTGTTCCACACCTTATTATGTTACCGCTTGATATGTCGTCTTGCATAAACCATTTTGTATTTTTCCGATCAATGTTTTTTAGAATGTTTGTGTACCCGCCTATAATCTTGCCTACAAACAATTGCTGTCCCAACACTGTAAAATAATCACGAGGAGATATTGGCGGTCTTTGTTTATGCTCCGTGCTTGCTTCTGGCCTTACACAATTTACTCCCATTGACTCTAACACTTGAATTAAATTCTGTATGTCTTCCTCAGTGTTGTGCATAGTTTCCTTTAGGGTCTCTGGTACGCTCGCAGGACTGTGTCCTCTACCAACTATGCAGTGTTTCAATGGATGAAATGTAGTGTAGCCATTTATTGGAATCATTTTACACCTTTACCGTGTACCCTAACACGGATGTGTCCGTTGTAGTATTGTTCAGACAACAACACACCTTTTGCAAATTGCTCGTGTGCCTCCCAATAACTGCATTCTGCTTTATTTTTACAGTACTTTATAATATGTCTTTGAAACCTATCTTTTCCAAAACGTTTAATGTCTGCATGTAAAGCATCACTGCTACCATAGTAATCTCTCCAATCGCTGTCTACAGCGCCGCGAATTCTTTTGCGTATTTTTTTTCCGTTTTTTTGCGTATGCATTTTGTAGCGTAAGGTTTTGAATTTGGATAGTTTCTTGCCTATGTACTTGCGTTGGTTCTCAAGGCAGACAATTTCATAAACAAAACCCACACAATCGCTTGGTAATTCTGTTACAGGTTGATCTTGGTAGAGCCATGTCATTGTGGTATTTAAATCCAGAAAAGTTGACCGTGTAAATAATCTGTCGTATATACAAGTGAGGGGAAACCGTATCCTTCCACCAGGCAAACAAATCTCAAATCAGGCACACATAGCATCGAAACCAGTGAGCAGGGAAATGCGGCTTAACAGCGACAGGTGAATCCCTTGATGTAAATGCAAAAATGAAGAGGCTCTGGGAAACAGATCCAACCTCAGGTTTA